AGCCTCCTCAGTCTCCACACCCAAGTTGTGTATGTCGATGACTCTCTGCACTTTCACTAGTCTATCGTTGTACACATCCTTTCCGTAATGAAACCACTCTCGCAGAGCGTTGGTGAGGACACTTGCGTCATGCCGCTCCATGGTATCATCGAGAGCACCAGTCCACAACATTGACCTGTATATGGATGCCTCCTCTATGGGCGCAAGAAAGCTGCCAGTCTCTCCAGACCACACACACTTCCGCTTAAGGAAGGTAGCCTCGTCAGCGTCAACATAATCCACCGACTCAGTGGACTTGTCAGCAAGGGTATACACAACACCATTATCCTCGAGTACCTTAGCAATAGCCTGATGGGTATATTTAGGTATACGGTCAGACACACTTTGCCGATTATCATCACCATAGCACATGAGTGCCACGTTGTCTGCAAAATCGGTCTCAATGTCTGGATAGATGGTGTAGTACGCAACGCGCATGTAAAGCGCATTGGCTACATTATTGATAAAGACAGTCATGGCGTGACCGGATGGGTTAGAACCCACAGCCTCGATGATCTGTCCGTTCAACTCGTACACAGGGTAGACGCACTCGGTGGCAATACTATGCATGATGCGTAGCGCGCCTTCATCATATCCCATCCTCTCCGCAATGTGGATGAGGAAACGCCAGGCTGTGCTGGTGACATTGGCTGGCATGGTCTGGTCATACGCTTTGTAATCCCCAGCAATGGTTCGCTCCTTTCCATACTTGGTCATATGCTCTGCCAATTCTGTCCAGTCCATATCGCCAAAATTAGACCCAACAGCACACTCATACAGCAACCTGTTAAGCATAATATGCCTGGCAACTGGAAGGAAGTACTGCCTCATCAATACAAGCAAGGACAAATCGATGGCATTGATAATGCGCACCTTGTCCTTACTTTGAAGGATGGCCTCGTCCTTAAGGCTACCCTTGAACACGCTGTAGACGCGCTCCCCACGTGCGAGACATGCCCTATCTCGTTCAATCTGCCTAAGCACGACATCATGTAGAACCCGAGTACCGTCATCCGTAATAGTGGACAATTTATCCTTGGTGACGTTGTTAGGAAAACCGGCGGAAGTAGTCCACTTCAATGGGTCTATACCATAGACCCCAGCCATGCCGTTCACAGCCTGATGAAGGGTCAGGGGCTGGTTGAAACCGTCAAAAATAGCATCACCGGCCTTTCTCACCA